CGTTAGCTACCTATCCCACTTGTAAGGTGTCAAAGCTTTGTAAGTACTGTAAATTGATCCTAGCTCGTTTACCCTCCTCCTCCAAAAGAATTTTTCTATTCCGTTCGTTTCTTCGTGCATATCAATAGCGTTAAAAAATAACTTTTCAATTTTACGGATGTACTCTAAATTCATTACATCACTTTTCACATTGTACTTAGCCATGATCTTATCAAGGTTGTTAGTGTACTGATCGTTTGTTAACTCACCTTGTATCTCCTTGCGTGACTTACCGGCAAGGATTAACTGTTCCATTTCGTTTATTGTCATTGCATTAATTTTTTTAAGTAAATAGCTAGATCTAAAGCTTCTTCGTAAGCATGCTGTAACCATTCATTTTGTGATAAGTCAGAACGATCAACAGTAGTTCCGTATTCCTTTAAACCTTTTTCTTCTCTTTGTTTTAAGTCGTTAATGACTTGTTCTAAAATTTGACTCATATTAGTTTTTATAGTAACATGCTTTAATGTGGTTTTTATCTAGTAACTCGCAAAACTTTTCAAAGCTCATTTTATATTCAGTCTCCCATTCCTGGTCATCCGTCCAAATTAATACCGAAGGTTCGCAGCTTAAAATATATTTCGGAGGTTCAAAATGAGGTCTGTAAATAATATCTTTTAAAAGTCTTTTACCGTTTGGAGTAATAATGACTAGCCTTGCAATTTCATTACTACATAATGTATCCTTTAAAAAGGAGCAGTCTTTAATTAGGTTCACGATACTCTTATTACTTTAATGAAGTGTTTTCCTTTGTACTCTTCTTTAACCGTCCTGAATTTCTTACCTGGATTTTTACTTTCGTAGTGGTAAATACTACCGTAGATACTTGCGTTATTGCTAGGGCTATATTCACGACCGTAGAAAAACTCATTTACTCCTAATGCTTCGAACGGATAAACCTCACGTCCAAACTTTACTCTAGTTGTTTCTAATGGCATTAATAAAGCTTCATTAATAGCATCTAAAACATATTTAGGTATATCGGGAATAGGTGAGTAATGGTTTTTATACCAATGCTTTTTAAGCAGTTTTAACGCGTCCATGTAGGTTTTCGGTTACAAGTAAATAATCAAATAAACTAGCCCTACGTTCTGCCAAACGTTCCCACTTAATACACTTTTGGTTTTCGGATAGGTTACTAGCTAACAACTCCGCAATTTGGTCGTCAATTTGGTATATTTGAGACCTGATTTCTCTAATTTGTTGTAAGTATTCCATTTTTTGTGTTTTTAATTATGCTGCAATTTATAACTAATTTATAACATGACAACAAAAAAAAGTAAATTATTTTATAACTTACTGATTTTCAACCTCATTATTTTCAGGCTTTTCAAATTGTTTACTATAAACAGGTAACACGTTATCAATAAACCATTGGAAGGAATTGCAACAAATTACATAAGTACCATCAAAGAAATTAACCTTAGTACCATTGGCTATAAACTCACCCTCATCGTCAAACAAAGGAAAGTCGCAAAAGTCAGCAATAGTCTTCTCGGCAGGATCAAAACAATAGTTAACCCTTATCCAACCGTCTTTTTTGTCGGCAAAATACACATTCCCTTCTTCGCCAAAAGCAGCAATATAATGCCTTTCAAATATCCTGAAACAAACCATCAATATATCTTACCTTTAACTATTCTTAAATTCTGTAGGTGATACGTTCCGTCCGTGCTTAAATCCAAGGTCGCAAAACCATGATTCCATTTATTATAAGGCATGTATAAAGGTGATGACTCCCCTAAATGTCCAGTTGAGTGAGTAGTTATAACATCGCCTTGTAAGGTTGTTTCTGTATGGCTTGAGGTTTTATGAAAGTGACCAACTAGAATAGAGTCGCAAGCTTTTAAAAACATCGACCTAGCAGGATTAACACCACCCGATCCACCTGGAAACTCGTGACCGTGTAAAATATTTAACTTACCGGCTTGTATAATACGCTTATCTCCTATAACAGTAACGTGATGCTCACCGCACCTCAACAATACATCAAGTCTAAAGTCCTCGCAATCTAGCAATTCAGGGGCTTTTACAAACATCCATTTTTCGTAGCGTTCATCGTGATTACCTAATTTAAAAATAATACTACCAAACCACTCACTTACAAGCTCAATAAATAACCTAGCCGACTCAAGCTCTTGTTTAAATGATCTTTTGCGTGGATCTTTCTCGTACCGGCTCAACTGATAAAAGTCGATCAAGTCACCGTTAATAAGAAGGTTTTTATAACCATTGTCTAAACCGTAATTTAAAGCCATTTTAACAGCTTCAGTATCGTGATAGGGTAAATGTATATCCGAAAGGATTAACCACTTACCAGGGGCTAATTTATAGGGTTCTCGAGTTTCTGCGTAAGACTCAGGGAATTTATCCCAAGGGTTATGACTTGCTTTTTCTTTTTTAACAAAAGATTTATCTAATAATGTTTTTAAACCACGTTTGCCTTTTTTACCTGTATAGTATTTTATTATGCTTCTGCAATCCTCAACATCTTTAAATACTTCTTTATTTTCATTATAGATTTTACTAGCCAATGTTTTGGTAGGAGTACTTGGAAATCTATATAAGTACTTCTTTACAATATTTCCTTTTGTCATTATTTGCGTTTTATAGCTTGGTATTTTTCAACACCTCTCGAACCGAAGTAAGCCACCACGACTGTAATCAATAGTGCTTCCATTAATGTAATATAACTTTCCTTTACTTCAAATTCAATCTTGCATGAATCTAAAATTATCATTAAAAATAAAAATCCAATCATAGCCAATAAAACAACTGGACGTGAATTTTTACTAAGCCATGAGTCACTAGCCATGTCAGCAGTCCATCGACCTGTAATATTGTTTTCCTCTGCCTCTAAAGCCTTAACACTTGCTTCGTACATTCTTGCCTCGTGTTCGTTTACAATCTTTGCCATTTCAATGGCTGCGGCTTGCTTTTCTTCAGGCGTTTGGATGAACTTATCAATAGTGTTTCCTAATTGACCAACTAGCTCACCTGTTGAGCCTTTAATCAAATTGCTGAAAAAGTTTTTAATTGGATTTCCCATCGCTTGTTATTTTTGGAGTTTCGGGCAATATTGCCGATCTATTACCTAACTGTAAGTTAAGGATCATATTTGAATGCCTTTGAACATCAGACTCAATCCTTGTTAACCTAGCATTGATAAACTTTTCATCTTCTTTACGGTATAAAACCAATTCTTTAATATCGCTTTTTAAATTGTAGTATTGAGTGATAAACATTATCGCAATGGTTACAATTTGCACAACATCTTTAACTTCGAACTTTAACCCTGAAGGCTTCATAAACTTAATAATAAATCAATTAATTTAGGGTGAGGGTACATATCGACCTTACCTTTTAAAACATTAGTATGATTCCATAAACCTGGATTTTTACTTACATAAGTAGCATCGCAAAAATCAAAAGCATCAACTCCCTTTTGTCTTATCATTTCAGGAAGTCCTTTTCTAACATCAATACCATCTCGATTAGCAATAAATAAAATTAATTCTTTTAATGTTTCTAATTGCTTATCTGAATAGTTATGCCAAAACTTATGACCTCTAAATGGTTTTTTTAATTCGATCACTTGTTTAGGATCTGCGACTACATTTACATAGGTTTTGCCATCTTTAATTTGTCCAAAATTACAAACCTCAATTCCTACGCTGTTTGAGTGCATCGTACCTCTACCAGTACCTAAATGCCATCCCCATCCACCAGTTGGAAATGCTTGAACAATTACCCCGTCGTGAGTAATATCGTTACCCTTTACAGACTGACCTCCCAAAACAAATTCAGTCGCTACTTCGCCACGCGTATCTCTACCCCAAGATGAAATAGTATTAAATGGATTTTGCCAGCCTGCTGTATGGTGCAAAAATAACCATTGCTTTTTAGTTGGCTTATCAAAATATTGTCCTTTAGGTAAGTAAAGAGTTTTAATAGTCAAATCACTTACTGATTTTGTCTCACTTAAATCTGTTGTTGCTTTTCCTTTGTTAAATATCATGGTATTGGTGGGCTTGGTTTAGGTTCGTATGGTGACAATGGTAACTCTAATAAATAAGCGTATTCAGTTTGAGCAATATCTTGCTCATCTTGTTCGCTTAAAATTAAAAACCATTCATCGTTAATGTCTTGCACAAAATTAAAAAATGTATCATTGTCAAAAAATACTCCTTGTAAATTTTGAGCTACTTCAGGTATTACTATTCTTCCTTCCATTATACTTGTCTGCTTAAAGTTGTTTGATATGCTTGTACTGCTGTATAAAAATTAGCTGCTTCTGTATCTGTTAATCCGTCTCCAATACTTGCAAATGCACATTGTCTTGTTGAATAATTTGTAGGAGTTCCATTACCATTTGATGCACAAAGAAACATTGATAAATTTACCAATACATTACCAGCTCCTGTTTGTGTAGTTCCTAATTGAGTTCCATTTTTAAAAGCTTTAAATATTGCACTTGTTGTTCTATTTGATAAATAAAAACCTTGTGAATTTGCATTTGCAGCTGTTATTCTTCCAGTAGTGGAATTATATTGATCTGCTAAAAAGCCTACCGCAGTATATCTTAAACCAACTAAAAATTGATTAGTACCAACAGTGAAAGCTCCCATATCTAAAGCAGTTGATTCTACATTTGATCTTGAGTAATAAGATATATGAGTACTATTTAATGTTAATTGAGTTCCTGAAATTAATTGAGTATCTGCATATCCAGTTGTGCCATTGCTCACCATTCCAGTGGAGCTATGTGTCATTCCTGTTGCAAATGTTAATCTATAAGCTGCATTTAAGTCTCTAGGATCTTTTAAATTCCATTTGTGAGTAGCTGCTGAACCTCCTACAATTGGATAAAGTGCTTTCATCTTAGTCCAAATGTTGTAAGACTTTAAATCTAGCACTAACTGATTAACCGCACTTTTTTGAGTTGAGTCTGTAATTGAGGCAGCGGTGAAAAAGGCTTGGGCGTCCGCATCAAATGCAGCTGCTCCGCCTGTTACCTTTACCCTACTCGGACTTATTCCAAATCCTATTAACATAATTATTTACCGTAAGTTATTACACCAATACAATCACCGCTTGACATTGTCAAAGCTGAAAAGTAACTACCTTGCGGAGCAGTTATAAGCATTCCTGCTTTTACCGTCCTGCCGGATAAGTTTTGTCCGTACATTGCAACCGTACCTAATGCTGAGTAAGTTGTTCCTGCACTATCAGTAATTGTTAATGTACTAAACACCGCATCGGTATTAATCAATAGTTGACTAAACCTTTTACTCGTGTGCGCTGTGGTAACTTCACAAAAGTAAGTACCACCGTTTCCTGCTAATCTATCTAAGCTCATATTTTATTTTTTAAGTTTATAACCGTATCTAATTATCCCTTCAGGATTGTTTATGTCCGTTGCGTAAAATTCCTTTGTTTCCAATTCTCCATTCGTATAGTAGTAAATATTATATTTAGGATATTCTACTCCGTCAATATTTACCGGCTCATATTTAATTTCGTATTCGTACATCTTATTCAATATAAATTTGTCCATAAACCCTCAATCCTGTTGGGTTAGTAACCCATGTAGGAGTAACCCATTTAATATGTGCAAAGTCTCCAGCGTTTACGTTTATACTCAAATTGTAATTACTAATAATTGTTTGAATACTTGAAAAGTCAGCGTTTGAAACAATTGTAGTATCTGTGGTATCGTTAAGTCTAAATGAAATAGTCGATTGCTCACTTGTTCCTGCCGTGCCTATAAAGTGCATTACAATACCTCTAACTCTACCACTTTTAGGAAAGTATAAACGTAAAGTGTTAACCGCTAATGTTTGTAAAGTAGTGCCTAAATGACCTCCAATAAAATAAGTTGTTGAATCAACTGGATTAGTATTGGTAGCTCCAAATGGAATACTATAACCTAATAACTGTTTATTTTCATATCTAGTATTACCACTACTCCAAACAACAGCATCGTTGTCTATTGGATTAGGTACGTATAAATCGTGTAACTCCCCTAATTCATAACCGTTTTGAATTTTAACGAATATCTTACCATTGTTAGCATTTACATATTGAACATATCCCAAAGCCACAGAATGATTTGGAGCGGTTGGTCTTATGTTAGTTATACCTCCTGCAACCGTTGCACTTAAGTATAACAAATCTCCATCATTCCACGTTTCACCTTGTAAGTTTCCTGTAGTATTAATGTTTAAAATTTGACCGTACAACATTATGTACCCATTTCCATTTACTCTTATATCTTCTGCAACTATACCCAAAGTATCTGCCGAGTTTGGATCATTATTTGCTTGTGCTAAATTAACTTGCAATCTTTGACCTTGTGCGCTTGTAACCTTTACAACTTTATAATCAGTCCTTTCTAAATCTGTACCAGTACCATTAACGACTAAGGCAGTTAATTGAGTATCGACTGGCTGATAATTTAATCCTTGCCAATTATCAACTCCATTTCCAATTTTAAAACGTGGTTGATTTGTTTGCACATATAAAATATCTTGACTAATTGCGACCTCACCATTTAATAAAACAGGATTACTTGAAGTCCAATTTGCCTCCGTGTCTTTTCTAAGTTGTATCGTTCCTGTTAAAATACTCATGTTGCTATAATGCTATTTGTATAAACTGTATTTGCTAAACCTCCGTCTATTCCGCTAAATTGTAAAACCGAATAAGTACCCCCACAAACTACGGTCGTAATTGTTGCGCTTGTAATTGCATCGACAATAGTAACCACGCCACTACTAACAACTGGTGTGCTTTGTGAGCTACCATAATCAAAACCTAGTTGAGGTATTGAACATCTATCCTGGTCAAAGAATTGATTAAAAGTCAAAGTAAACCTATAACCTGCTATCTCATCGTCACCGTAAGAATATCTTACCGGCTCAAAGGTTACATTTTGTTGTACTCTTAAATATGGAAAATAACTTTGACTTAAAAAGTGAGCTACCAAATCAAGTCCCACCCTTTGCATATCTGAATAAACCTCCGCCCAATTGGTAAAGCCTTTTGTTAACCTATCAACTAAAAATATCTCAAAGCTTATTTGAGTAATGTCATCCACTATCGAAGTAGGGTTAACATCAACGTACATCAATGGGTAGTTAGTAACACCACTCGAAGCTAAATCGTACAACTCACCACTACCAAAATTATTAATTTGATAGTGAGCGTTTGCAAAATCATTAAAGCTTTTTATTATTTGATTTATCGTTGCCATTTAATTTATTTAGGTATTCTTTTAACTTTTTAATTTTATCAAAGTTTTGGCTACCTTTTTTAACTCCTCGTTTTATATCGCTCATTATTACGTTGATTCATAAATTGACTATCCCTACGATAAAGCCTATTGTCATCTTCTAAATAAATAGCACTTGAAAAACTATCTAAGTTTGGAAATATAGTATCTATCTGATCCCCTGGATTAGTGTAAAGTGGATAACTTGATTCGTACTCCAATAGGTAATTAATTAACCTACGTGTGTGGTATTGTGCTTTATGCTTTACAAACTCCATTAAACGATCTAGATCGTTTGCTCCGATAGTCGATGAATTATCGCTATTCTTTGTAACTATATTCTTATTTGTAAACTTAAATGTAAGGAACGGAGCAGCTTCGTAAATCACCCACCATTTAAGGGCAGGAATAATGTAAGTATCTAATAAGGTAGTGTTTAATGCAGTTAAATTGTTATTGTCTATTTGACTTACTAATTCATCGTATAAACCACTACCAATGTACTCACGTATGTGAATTTCTTGAGCTTCTTTAATTGATACAAGCAAATACTTTTCATCCACGTTTTCATCTACGAATGTGAACTCTTTAATATAAGTTGCATTTATGAAATAAATATCTGCCATGTCTTATTTTTTTCTTACTACGCTTTGTAACCACACGTGCCTGCAATATTCACGACTAATATCAGTACCTTTTGGAGTCCACCAACCACCGCGATGTTCCCATACATCCCATTCTACCTCTGCGCTAATCATGTTAATATCTTCACGTGTATAAAGTAAATTAGCTGCGACTAATTCTCTGCAAAATAACCTACTTGTTTTAATAATAACTGGACCATTTACAGAAGGATTTAAAGCATAGTGATACATCACTTCTAATTTAGCAACTGGCTTTTCTTCTAGTATCGTTTCAGCCTTTTCTGTTATTATTCTATTCTCACCTTCCAATTCAATAGCACCGTCCTCGATCATTTTACTTAAAGCCTTTTCAACTGCTTCAACTTCCATCTTCAAAGCCTTTGCAATTTCCTTAACTTCTAATGTTGGTGACTCTTTTAATATCTCTAATATTTGTTTCCATTTCTTTTTATAGTCGTCTGCAAACTTATCAGAAACAAATTCGTATTGATCTGCAGGTTTACCGTATTTTCTAAATACATTTAAAGCCTTATAAATTTGTTCATCTAGGCTAAACTTAGTTGAGTCAGGTTGTTCCTCAATAGGCTTGTAACCTGCCATTTCTCTAAGCTCGTTTTTAGTCAAAATTTGAACTAAGGTATTTTCAGTTAACTGATTTGTAATTGGCTGTACCTCTTTAAGCTTAATTTTAACCGGACTTCTTTTGTACTCGAATAACTTATTAAAGAATTTTTCAATCTCTAATTGGTGCGGATCAACATAAACATTTTTAAACAACTCATAGGCTTCAATAAGCTCATTACGACCTCCCAATTGACCTGCAGTCTTTACACCCATTAACATAGGGTTAACTACTTTGTGACCTATAAATAACTCTTCTTGTACGGTCTTATTAAGTATATCAAACTGTTTATCAAAGTCAGTCGCTTGCAACCTCTCAACACTTGGCGCGTTATCTTTTGTTTGGTTAAACATTACTAACAAAGAGTTAGCCGAATCCGTGCCAGTATATTGGTTTTGTAACTTATCGTAAATGTCTTGTTTCTCTTCTTCGGTAGGTCTTCCGTTATTAAAGCTTACAATAGTACCGGCATTAAAATTACTCTTAATACCATTAAGCCAAAAATTACTTATTTCGTATTCCATTTCAGCATACGGAATAGCACTTACGTACTCAGGTAAAGGATAGTATTTAATACCAGGTCGGTACATTTTAGAACACATTACCTGCCTACCTGTTGCATTCTCCGGATCAAACTTAGGGATGTACTCTAATTTTGTTTTTTCTTCACTTTGTACCGTTTGCGACCAGTCATTTGAATACCAATAACCTTCTTCGCTCTTATCCATACGGATTGAATTATAATCCATGTGGTAGTATTCAAAATCATTTCCGGCCTTATTCCAAATGATCTCCAAATAATAACCTCCGTAAATAAGACGATCCATCGTACACTTATAAACAATATCCGAAATAGTCTCACCGTATTTATTAGCTTGTTTTAAATAGTCTAATCTAATTGACTTACTTGTGGTATTCGTTCCTTCGTCCTTTACTGTAACGCCATTTCCTGCGATATAAAAGGCTTTTGAGGTAAGGATAGCGTTATGTTTGCTTGATCGGTTAAATAGCTTTAAAAGGTAGCCAGGATAGTTATTTTTATATTCTTTATCATCCGCACCGTAAATGATCCAATCCTTATTTTTTTCTTCTTTAAATACGGGTACTTTTGAAGCGTTAAACTTCAATACCATTAACATATTATTAAGCCCCTGCTCCATAAGTCTTTATTGTTTGGGTTTTAACATACTGCTTTTTTTGAATAGTTGGCGTTCCTTTAACGTAAACCATCCCCACCTCTAAAGGTAATAAATTATCACATAAAGCAGGATTAGTGTTTGAGTTACTTAATTGCTCAAATACTTTGTAATCCCACTCACCCTCTTCAGTTAAATTTACAGTCGTACCCTCGATAATATTAAACTGGTTAAACCTTTCAGGGAATCCGCTAACATCACTTGCAACAAACCTTATAGGTGTCTTTTCAACTTTATTAGTAAACTCCAACAAATAATAAGGATTAGTCAAAGTCTGTTTCTCTTTTACAGTTACTACAAACTTGTTTGCTTGACCTTTATTTATTACTTGCATACTTTAAGAACTATTTTTTTTAAAATGGCTATAAAAAACAAAAGGTAGCCTTACAGGGCTACCAATTGAACGCAAACTATGGAAATACACTAAAGAAGTGCCGCAATAATTCCGGAGTTAACCGTATTTGCAGGATCAGGTTCGTTTACAACTAGTGTAAGCATTGAACCATTTTTATCACCCATTGCTTTACCAGTTGACTCACTTACTGTTGTTACATCCATCCCTCTAGTCTCACCTAACAACCAATATGTACCTTCTGTAGATTTAATAATAGCTAATATTCTATTTTGAACTAATAGCTTAATTATGTTTCTATTTTTCGCACTCATTTTGAAAATATCAAAAGTCAAAGTTTGAGCTGAAAAATAAGATTGATTTTCTTTGCTGAATGTTTGTTCTTGAGTAAAAGTAGCGTTTTCAGGTCTTACTTTATATTCAAAGAATTTTTTACCGGCTACCATTGTGATACCCGATACAATTCCAGAACTTGCAGTAATACTTGAAACATTCTCAAATTCAGCCAAATAAATAGTGTCGATACCACCGGCTACTCCTTTGCAGTCTAGTGATATACCTTCGATTATAACGCAATTTGTTGGCATAATGTTTTATTTTAAAAGGCGGCTTTTTACACCGCCCTTTGATTAATTATTAAGTGTTTTTGTATTGAGCTACCGCTGTGAAATCGTGAACCGCTACTCCGATACGACCTGCTAAGAAGAACTTTAATTTTCTTGAAGTCTTATCAAAGAATACATCGAAGTCAGTTAAATCGTTTTCTTGATCGAATCCGAATACAAAGTTTTCTTTGTCAAATGCGATCATACGGTCGTTAACTGCTGTAGGTAATACTCCAGTCTCAACGATGTCGTTATCGTTATTTAAAGCTTGAATACCTACAACCTTTACGTTTGAACCTGGGTAAATCAATTCCATTGTGTTGTTTTCTCTTGCACCTGGGATGTAGTGATACAAGTTATCAGCCCAAAGTTTTTGCAATAACACACGGAAATTTTCCATACCCATTGCTAATACTGGATTCTTACCCAATACTCTTGAAGGTATTTTTTGGAAGATCATTTCTTCAACGATACCTCTAACAGTCGAAGTAGTAACATCCGTCTGAGTAGTTGCTGCTTGAGCAGTTCCTGCTGTATCAATTAAAGAAATATAACCATTCATTAACTTCAACCAAGTTGAGTTAGTGTAAGTAGTTTTACCTTGGAACAAAGTACGTGCTACGTTCTTAGCAATGTAAGCTAATTTACGATTAACGATTCTGTCAAGTAATTCAGTTGTTTCAGGTTTAGCTCCACCTGGCAAATATGCTTGAGTGAAATAAGCTTCAAGATCCTTCAAACAAATATGTTCTTCAACTGAAAAGTCAACAGTTGACAAAGTTGTTTGAGTGATGCTTGTAGTACCTGATGAAGTAGGGTTACAACCGTTACCAGTTTGAGCCGGAGCAGTTGAGTCAAATACTGGGATTTTAGCAGAGCTTTTGATACCCGGTACTTTTGTAAGTAAGTCTGTTGAGCTGTCACCTAGTAGGGCAGTCTCGAATATCGGAGCAGTCATTTCATAACTGTAGGCCGATAATGATCCTAATGATAGTGCCATTTTTTTATTGTTTTTAAATTATTATAATCCGAACTGTTTTCTAAAATTCGCTTTTACATCTTCAGCGTTTACAAATTCTTTTCTTTTTGCGATAGGCTCCACCGAAGGCTCACTGCCTATTTTCTCAATAAGTGCAAATTGTGATTGCTGTTGATTTAATATTTTCTCAAATGAAATAGTTAAATTTCTAAGTGACTTGCTAGTTTCTTCTTGGTTAGTCATTGAACCTTCCATCTTTGCCACGATCTCCGCAATAACTGCTTTTAAGTTTTCAATTTCAGTTTTTAAAACTTCCATTTCACTTGCATGATCAGGGGCAGGCATTTCTTCAACCGGCATTTCATCTGCCATTGGCTCGTCCTTTTTCTCTTCTTCACCGCTTGCAACTTCACCTTCAGGCTGTTCAGTCTCTTCAACTTCAGGGGATTCCATTTCTGTAACGTAACCGGCTGCTACCGTGATCTTTACTGGCTTTTCGTCAACCATAATTTCATACTCGCCATCCATTAACGGAGCCATAGTGCCATCGGTATCTACCACATCAATTTTAGCACCAATTGCTAACTCAATATCAGTTTTAACGATAGTACCGTCCCCTAATTTATAGTCATTGAATTTTTGAGCTATGCCAAACATTGACTTAAACTCTAATGTCGCAAGCTCTAACTCTTGCTTAATGGCTTCATATTCAGCCTTAAATTTTTCTCTTAAACTCATGGTAGTATTTTTTAAAGAACTATTTTATAACATATTGGCTAATTTATTGCGAAGTCGTTTAAACCGCTCCATTAAGGCTTCTATTTGCGTTTCTTCTTTTTCTACTATAAATTGGTGTTCAAATATACCCTCAACACTAAAACCTCTTATTTCACCGTTTTTTACCTTAGTCCAAACTTCGGGATTTTCAACTTTGTAAAAACCAAACCAACTGCCATCGGGTAAACTTTCATAACCTTTAGGTGGCATTACCCCAATTTTACGGTCAATGATAAAATCATTAAACATAAACACACCTTCGACCTTTTGATTAGGATCATGCATTAAGTTTACATTTTTATTGTTTTGTTGGTAGTGGTATTTAATACATATTTGTTCGATTGTTTTACGGTCAAACAAAACATAGTATTGACCTAGCTTTTTATCCTCACGGTAAATAGGTAAGTCAGCAATCATAAGTGGACCAGCTAACACACGCTTTTCTTCATCGTGGATTTGCATTTCGTTTTTATGTTCTTCCTTCCAAACAGAATAACAAATGGCAGCTGCTTGTTCCTGGTCTTTACCCTCACCTACTAAAGTCGATATACAACGTGGTATAAACTCATTCTCACGTTCACCTTTTGAAGGTTTAACAAATTCTTGATTCTTAAAAGCTACCCAGTTTTTAAGGATTGCAGGGTCATCGACTAAAGCCACATAGTCAACTCCGCTTGTTTCTTCTTCGTTTATTACGAGTCTGTAAATTGGTAAATTCATTTTTAATTTATTTTAGATCGTTCTTCTATTCTGTTTACTTGTTGATTAACATTTGCTAATTCAGTTTGTACTACAACCGCCTTTAATGGTTTATTATTATTACCTTGGTTTTGTAATTGCTCAATATTAGTTGAGGTATTACCAACCGGACTAATATTAGGCGCACCTCCACCACTTACTCCACCACTACCTACATTAACACCTCCACCACCGTCACCTCCGGGTGCTTTTGCAAGTAATGCTTTTGCCTTTGCTACGTTTGCTGCTATGGTTGCAAATCCACTAGCTAACCCTGCGGCTAACACCGTACCATAAACAACTGGCGCAGCAGGACCAGGTACAGTCGAAGCTGCTTTCTTTGCGTTCTGAAATGCTGCCGGGATCATTGTACTAATAGCGTTACCTGAGTCAATTGCTAATTGTGCCAACGCAAATGCTTTTTGAACTTTTGCAGCTCTATCTGAGTTTTTAATAAACAAACTTGTTATCGTTTGCATATCGTTTAAACCGTTTTGCCTTAAATAACCTAATGCTTCTTGGTATGCTTTTTCGCCCTCCGTCTCACGGTTGCGTATTTCATCCATTTTAGCAGCGTGTTCTAATTGAATTTTTTGCTTTTCTTCATTGTTGAGTTGAGTGTTTGACATTAAGGCTTCAAACCTTCTATACTCAAAATCTAACTCATCTTGTAAACTTAATTCACGCTTATTCTTTTTTTCTAACTCCTCGTTATCGATTTGAGCTAAAGTAGTTTTAATCCTTTCATCTTCTTCTTTTAATCTTTTTTGCCTTTCTTCTTCAGCTTTCTTTTTACGTTCTTCTTCGTATTTATCCGTTATTGCTTTTGTGTCATCCTGATATTTAATTTCTAACTCTTTTAATACTTGATCTTTTAATTCTTTACTAGCTTTTGAGTTTTTAATACTTTCTTGTTCGGCTTCGTATGCAATCCTTAACTTTTCTTTTTCTTCTTTTTCTAACTCATCAATATTTTCAGCTCTTAAATCTTTTAATTTCTTTTGTAATTCTTGTTCGGCTTTTAACCTTTCTTCGGCTGATTGCTTGGCAGCATCGCTACTTTTTTGAGCAGCATCTTTGTCTATTTGCTGAATGGCTAATTGTAATCCTGCCCTATCGTTTTTTAATTTCTCAATGGTTTTTAAACTTGCTTGTCTTGTTTCTTCTGCTTTTTTTGTTTCTTCTTCAGGATCAAATAATAAACTTGCACCTTTGTCTAGTATATTGCTAAAGCCTTCAGCCAATCCGAAATTCTTACCTATTGCCTTACCTATTAAATCAATACCTTGCAATAATGCTCTTAAAGGAGTAGTTAAAAAATCTAATACACCTTTTAATATATCTTTGTTTCTTTTTGCGGCTGCTATTTGAGCTTTTGCGGTAATATCGTTTTGAACCATTTGAGCCTCGGTAGCAGAAATAACTGCATCCGTTTGCTTTATCTTCATGTTCAAAATATCCTTTTCGGACTTGCCTTGAAGCTTTAAGATATTTTCCTGACCTCCAACCGCGTTAAGTTTATCTTGTTCTGCTTTTAAATTGGCTTCAGCTTGT